AGACCTCGATTTGGGTGAAGCTGAAGTTGGTGATTTTGAAGACCCGGAGATAAACGAAGGAAACCAAGAGGAAATAGAAAGTGACGGTTTTGATCAGGGAATGGAACCAGAACCCGTTTCGGAACCGGAACCCATGTCGGAACCGGAACCCATGTCGGAACCGGAACCCATGTCGGAACCGGAACCCGTGTCGGAACCGGAACCCAGACCTTCTTTCGTGGATAATGAATTCAAAACAATAAATACAGGAAGACCAATACCAAAAGAAGAAGAAGAAGACGTTTTGTTTTCGGATGCACCCGAAACCCAAAGAAAAAAACCTCAATTATATTAAATGGAGTTTGAAGACTATTTGAGAGATCCAATGTCTGCCGCGATCGTAGCCGGTCTTATTACAGCAGGATACATTCACTTTAAAGCAAAAATAAATAATGAAGGTAAGTTACCATTGAGTGCATATACTAAACCAGCGGCACTCGTTGGGATTTTAGTTTTTTTTATAGTCACGAACGGTCTCGGTAAACGTGAATCTATATCAACTGAACCGTTTTAATTTTCTTTACTTAAAGATATTGTAACTATATACAGTACAAAATGACTTCCGTATCCGCGTTCACTGAAATGATGGGTCAATTTCTTATGGAACTACACAAAACTTTTCCAGAAGAAAAAGGCTTGAAAAAGTGCATCTCCGCTTTTGAACTCATGAAAGATACAAACCCGAAACTCGTGGTAGACGGTTTCATGGCGAGCGTTACACCGTACGCAGATAAGATTTCGGCGAAAGACGATACGTTTTTCATAAACGAATCTAAGAATCTCGATTTCATGAAAGATATCAACTTGGAAAAACACTGGGATTCGTGTTCCGAAAACACCAAGAATGCGATTTGGCAATATGTCCAGACCCTTTACATGTTGGGTACAACTATCAAGTCTATTCCAGAAGATACACTCTCCATGATTGAGAGTGTTGCTAAGCAGTGTGCCGATAAGATGGGTGAAGATGGTTCCGAATTAGACGAAGCCGCTCTCATGAAAACCATGCAAGGTATGTTGGGGGGTATGCTTGGAGGCAACAAAAAATAAACTCACTATATATAAATGGCTTCTTGGTTCGAAGATCCAAAACAACTCATTCGTTCGGATAAAGTTTTAGAGTTCTGGCCTTCAAATACACTCGCTCCAGAACAACGTATAAATGCGGCTTCACGATTTATAATTTACGCAACGTGTATAATTTATCTCATAAACAGAGACTTTAGAATTTTTATTTTAGGCGGTACGGCTTTAGGTGTTCTTTATGCTATGGAGAGAACGGATATGGTAAGTGAAGCACTCGCTAGACCAACTCAAAATCAATTAGGTACAACAGGACGATGTCAACAACCCACGGTGGAGAACCCAATGGGTAACGTTCTTTTGAGTGATTTTAACGATAGACCAGATAGACCAAGTGCGTGTTACTACCCGACGGTTAAAAAGCAAACTAATGATTTAACAACGAACGGTGTTATGTACGGACCATCTCGTTCGCGTTCCTCTTTACCAGAATACCAAAGAAACGCTTTATCGAGACAGTTCGTAACCATGCCAAACACGTCTTTGGGAAATGATTCTCCATACGAGTTTATACACGGTTCCCGAAAAGATACGTGTAGACAAGACCCTAGATTGTGTGATCCAGATGCGAGAGGTGTACAACTCGAAGCGTTCGCGGGTTTAGCACCAAACGGGGATGTAAGAAGATAGATTCATTTAAAATAAAGAAAGTAAAAGTAGGTACTCGATTTGCTTAAACAAAATCTTAAGTAATAGTAAATGGCGTATCAACTCCAACCAGGATTAAAAATCGTTCAAGATAAGGCTGTTCCAACCGTATGTGCAACCGAAGAAGTGTTCGTGTATCCTCAGCCCAGTACTCTTAACTACGGCTCTTCTCGTCCAAACACCATGCTCTATGGAACCGCACCTTACATGGCCGGTAAAGGTTCTCCAGCACAATTTATAGAGACGAGCGATGCTCTTCGACCACAATCGACTACACGTTTCAACAAAGTATTGGCGAAAACCTACGAAAGGGGTTTCCACCCTTTACAAAACGTCGAGTGTAAAGTTCCACTCAGAACCATGTCGTACGAACCTTCGAGTACGAGAGCCGAACTCCAAAATGGTTTGTTTCAGAAAAGATACCTCGATAAAAATGTTAGTAAGAAATAAGAATGGCTGATCCCATATCTATATTGGCTATAGCAGGTCTTGTTTATGCTGGTCGTAAACTGAGTAAACCAGAAGAAGAAACGTACGCGATTGAAGGTAAGTCCATAGAAGAAGATATTGTTTTAAAACCGGAATTTGATAGGGATGTTGTTATAAACGATTCGTTTTTAGGTCCAGTTTCGCCACTCGTTGAACCCACCTACACGTCTAAAGAAGAAGTTTCTTCTTTTGCAGAAGTTGCTCCGCAACAGAGATCTTCGGGTTCAGAATTACTTGGCATGAGAAATAGAATGATGTATGACGGAGGCATCATGAATAACCTTTCCCCGATAGAAAGACAAAACGTTGGTCCAGGTTTGGGTGTTTCCGCGGACGTACCCTCGGTCGGTGGTTACCAACAACTTTTCAGAGTTAACCCAGAAAATGTGGGTGCATACCGTCTCACAACTTTACCAGGGCGAAGTGGTCCCGCTTACGATTCGAAGGGTGGTAGAAGAGGTATTATAGGCGAAGTTGCCCAAAACAGACCAGAGAAAACGGCGTTTTTGCAAGGTCGTCTTCCACCAGTACCGGGTAGAGCGCAAGGTATGAGTGGTAGAGCACCAAGAGGCGAACACGAACGTACGAAGAGAACGACGAACAGATCGGAAACCGGTTTGCGTACGGACGGTTTGACGTATGCGAGTGCAAAGAGAACGGTTTCGGCACTCACACGTGCCCAGGAACCAACGAGAAACAAGAAGGATGGAAATATGGAACAGTACCAGTACAATAATCAACCAGCACCGGGTATTAGTAGTTTTATTGGTGGGTATTTGAGTACACCAGCAACTAAGATAGGTGAGAAGAGAACGTATGGTACAGCACACACGGTAGAAGAACTCATGAAATACGGTTTTAGACCGGACGATAGAAGAGGTAAAGCCGGTAGAGCCGGGGGTGCCGGTAGAATGAATGTACGCGCCGATCCACTTAACCAAGGTGGTATGGTTACGAGTGTTCGTTCGGATACGACTCGAATAGACGGTAGAGTGAACTCAGCGGATGGGGCTTGGACACAACAGTATAGACAAAACGATTATAACCAGTTCAATGCATACAAAGGTAACATGAATCCAAACTCGTCTCCAAATAGCTTAGACATGGCGAAACGTCAACTCATGAATAATCCATTATCACACAACCTTTCCTAATTAGTTAAACAAATAAGTAAATACACTCATTAAAATATTGTTCATATATTTTAATGAAGGTACACACCTTAGATATAGATAGTGGTGAACGTGATCCCACTTTGTACCCAAACCCAGGTGATTATGTCGTACACCTAAAAAACCCTATTTATGACGTGTCCAAAATTTCACTCATATCAGCACGAATACACAACAGTCAGTATCTCATACACGATAGAAATAACCAATTTGATATAAATGGAACAACAGTCACTATACCTATAGGAAACTATAGCGGTAATGATTTAGCACAGGCGGTTGCAACAGCCTCTTCTAGTGTTATTACATCTGCCGTGTTTGACAAGGAAACGAACGCTATAACGTTTACGGGTAATGCACCGTTTACATTTGAATTTTACGGGGGTACGAACGGGTACGCTACGGGGACGAACGGGTACACAACACCATACGATGTTTTAGGTTTACCGGCAAGTAACGTTTCGTCTACCACGTCATCGCCATATACTTTAGAAACAGGGAGTATTAATTTACAGGGTGCAGATGCAATTATAGTGAAACTGAGTAGCGGTTCGGACGAATTTAACAAAACCGTGTTTTCGGAATCGCCGTTTTATACCGGGCGTATACTTTTGTGTGGTGACGTGATTAACTATTCCGGGGCGGACGATGCCGTAGAACACAATTTCGATTCCGGGTCGCAAAAAACGATATCGAGTTTAAGGGTACAATTTTATTATAGTAGTAATAACCGGTTAATACCTTACGAGTTTAGGAACGCGAACCACGTTTTAAAATTAGCTATAACGTGTTCTACTGATAAACTCGAAAACCTGTCTAGTGTGAGTAGAGAATGGTCTCTACCACCACCTATGAGTATCCCCGAACTGGAGGATCCGCGTAGATGGGATGGTGTTATATCTATATTTGTAATAGTCGCCACTGGACTATTCTTACTACTTGTTACTAAAAAACAAGCGAGACTTATCGAGTAACCGCGAAGATTGGTTGCGATGGCTTTTGGACACGCGTCGACAATCTGGAAACGACGATGTATACGAAGATGGAAAGAAGCGTCGTGAGCAAAGCGGTAAGCGTGTAGTTCATACCACCGTTCTTGTTGACCTTGACGATTTGGTTAACCAACCACCTGACCAAGTCCATCCAAGACAAAGCGGCGGCGAAGGAAAACCCCGCGACGATCGCGTTGAGGGATTGCGTTTCGAGTTCACGAGTAACGAGCGTAACAGTTTCGGCTGCGGTAGACATTTTTTATACTATAGAAACAGATTTTATTCTGGGAACAAATCGTCCTCGAATAAAATTTTTTTATACTTTTTCGTATTTTTAAGGTACCCTTTTAACATTTTCGGGTTACCACCTTCGTATTCTGACTCTGAAGATTCGCGATCGGTATCCGATTCCGATTCCGATTCCGATTCATCTTGACTATCTTCGTCGGATAATTTGAAATATTCACGACTCGTCGTCCATCCACTCGGAGTTTGAGTATTCATTATTATCTATAGCATTTTTTAAAAGCTGTTCTGACGGGTTTTTTGGTTGCCACGTACTCCAATTATCGTACGCCATGTTCATTTTAACGAATTTGTATTCCCTTCCCGTGTACCTCGTAAAGGTTACATCCTTATCGTCTACAAAAACCTCGTCCTCGTCCTCGTCCTCGTCCTCGTCCTCGTCGTCGTAAATTTCCGGGAACATGGACCCCGTGTGTTTTCCGACTTCGTGCATGACACAATACTTCATGGAGTATTCCATGTCTTCTGGTAAAACTGTATCGCGTCCACACGCCTTGGCGTATTCGGCTGCAAATAATACCGACTTCTCTATAACTGGTAACATGATATCCAAAACCGTGTTTTGAATGTTTTCTGTGATGGTTTGTTCTGCGTCTTTTTCTTGTTGATTCATTATACTATACGTTAAACAGTGTTTTAGCAATACCGTTTTCTACACGGAGTATATTATAACTATGTGCCAAAACTCTAAGTTCTCTATCTGCACTAGAGTCCGGGTGTAAATCTATTTTTAGTATTTGATCTTTAACTAAACTAAAGTTCCTTTGACCTGTTGGGTACCACCGTTCGGGTTCGAGTGCAAAACTATACGAGTAGTATCTTCTGAATAATTGCGTTCTTGAATGGTGTATACCACTTTGTACTGCGCGTAAATTAACAACACTACCCGTTTTGTCATTTAGTATTTCGGAATCGTCGAGTTTGAGTTGAATATTTTTTACATTTTCATAGTTTGTGTATTCGTTATTGATAATCATATCAGGTGAATCGTAATTGAACGAACTTATAAAAAATCCATCGACAACTTTTCTGAGTCTTTGTACGATAAAAAATAACTCTTTCACTGGGTTTTTAAATTTGAGTTTATGTTTAAATGTAGACGTTGTGTTTATATGTATGGTATCGCGACTTTCCTGTATTTGTGTTATCGTATAATCTATTCTTTGATTACTTAACTTTTGCTTTTCTTCTTCGTCTAACGAAACAATTTCGGTATTTAGTTTTATACTTTTTATGAGTCCTTTTGGAGACTCGCCAGTATAATAAGATTCTTGATCTGCCGTGTGTTTACCGTATATACAGTCTTTTACGTCTCTCAGTTTTATAACAACTTCAATTTCCTGATGGTTTATGGCACAGAGTGGTATCGCGAGTTCGGGGTTATTATAAAAGTAAAACGGTATATCGATAAAATATTTGGTATCAGAGGTTGCGTACCCGAGGTATCCCAAAATAGAGTTATTGGATACGGGTGTACCCGAAAATTCGAGGGGTGGTTTACCGATAAGTTTGGCTAAATTGTGTTGTTTCGTCTGTGTCACGTAATTATCCGAATAAATCGCTAAGAAATCGCTCGGAACACGTTGTATAACTTCACCACCTATGACGAGTTCGACGTATTCAATCATGGCGTGACCTATCGATTCCACATAACCAAACCCGTTGTATCCGGATTTTAAATTTTGATCTATAGCACTTAACTCAACTTTCAAACTCACGGTTTTTAAAAGGTCACCT